CGACCAAGCTCTGCTGATCACTCGCCACATCACCGAACATCCGCACCGCCGCCGCATCGTGCCCATGCACCTGAACGCCGCCGACCACCGCCGTCGCTGCGCGGTCGATAATACAATACAGATTCTTCATACCTTGACCCTCCTCGAGGATGAAATTGCCTGACGCGCTATCGCAATCACTTCGTCTGCAGCAAGGGACCGCCTCGACACCTCGGCCCTGGGCTGCGCCGCCTTTTCCTGCTTCAACGCCAACCGCTCCGCTTCCGTCGCCCTCTCTTGCCACGCCGCGTGCAGATATCGCGGAACGGGAACCTCAACCCCGTCGTGTATCGCGAACCGCCGCCACGATCGCCAATGCTTCCGCATGGCTCCACCAATACCAGGCCGACGAGACATCAGGACGAACGGCGGCTGCCACGTATACATCTCGCCGGTCCCATAATCGACCCGCTCCGAACACTCCAACTTCCAACCCACTTTCTTCGAGCAGTAACCGGCGACATACGCAATCGCCGCGGGACTCACTGGGTCGACTCGCGCGAACCCGTGCGGCCAACAAGCCTGAACCGGTGCACACTCCGGCACGCCGAACAGAATAGCGTGGTAGTGGGGCCGCTGCGTCCGCTCCCCATACTCGCCGGAGCCGAAGAACCGGAGTCCTCCACCCATCCGAGCGCGAAGACGCTTAACGAAAGCGGACAAATGCCGCTTCTCAAGGGTCGGAGGAACGTGCGCGTCATCGTACGTCAGCGTCGTCCAGCAAGTAGTGTCGTGGGACGACAATTCAAGCCCACAACGTAGGGCCCACTCTCGCGCCCGAGAGAGCCTACAGCCCACACATGTGCCGCAGGGGAGCCGGAGATATTCCGCCTCCCCTGGGTGATCGTGCGGCTCACGAAGTGTGAGGCCACCAGGCGTGCGCCACGCCGGAATGGGATGGACGCACGCCATGTCACAACCGAATCCCGCCGCGCAACACCTGCACCTGATTCCTACGGTCCGTCTTCGCGGCACGACCCTTGAACGACCGAACCGAACCACCCTTGCTGACTTTTCCGCGCCTCATGATGCCCTCCCGGGCTGTCAGTAAGCACATATCAATCAAGATGGGAGATATGTGCAGAGCGGCCCCATCGGCCGCAAGTGTCGAAACGACACTACCTTAAGAACCTGCCGCGCCCTCCGGGCTTGGCCGGTCGGTGGATTCACCGCCCGAACCGCCGGCCGGTGCCTCCACCGCCCTGAACGAAACATCGCCGCGCGCTACCGCTGCAGCGAACGAATGCCAATCGGGATACTCCCGCCTGATGGCATCCGACAGAGGCAACGCCTCAAACGCAACCTCGGCCGCCCGCGTCCGCTCGAGCGCGCCTCGGAGATCGACATCAAAGTCGACCTCACCAAACGAAGGAACCTTGCTTGGCGGAATACCGCCATGCCGCTTCAACAACACGTTGATATCCGCGTCCTCCTTCGCCTCTTGCCGCGTGTGATCTTCATCAACGGGACAAGCAAGACCAGTCTTCAACGACATGTCATCAAACGGACCCGCCTGGGTCCGAACCCACAAATCGAGCTGCTTCACAGCTCACCTCACACAGTGAGAGAAAACACCAATACAGAAATACAAGAACAACTACAACAACAACACCGCAAAACAAACCAAACAGCTACAACACAACAACAAACAACAACATACAACAACACAACCAAACAAAACTACCGTCTGCCAAGCATCCGAGCGATCATAGCCGCATTAGACAACGCGAAACCAATACCAGGCCGAGCCTGACCCAACCGAGTCGAGAAACCCGCCTCATTACGAGCCGAGGGCAACATATACTCCCTCAGCATCGCATCAGCCGCAGCCGTCCGCTGCTCAAACGGCTGCATCGTCCTGCGGAACGACGTCGACCGCAACGTCTCTTGCAACTGCGCGTGACTCAGCGCCGCTTGCTGATTAAACAACGAACCCTGGGCCGCCGTCGCGGCCGCGTTCGCATTCTTCAACTGCACGTCCGCCCGATTCTGATCGGCCGCCATCGCCAACTGCCGAGCGGCCATCGCGGACGAAATCCCACGACCAACGGCATCCTCAGCCCGCGCCGTCGAGCCCGCCGGCGAACTCGCCGTCTGCCCATACGCAAGCGCCGGATTCAACCCGGCCGCCGACAGATCGGCCACGTGCCGCTGTACGGCCGTATTCGACATCCGCTCCTGAAACTCGCGGTTGCGCTGCGCCTCCTGGCGATTCTGTCGATTCGCCTCCGCTTGCCCCCCAATGCCCGCCACACCGGCAATGAGGGGACCAATCGCAGACTCCCAGAACCCCGGCATCAGAACCTCCCAAGCGCACCCGGAGTACCGAACACCGGGATAGGCCGCACCGCCTCCCGGCGGATCAGGATGTCGGCCAAATACTGCATGTTCGTCGACGCGGCAGCGAGAATGCGCGTCATCGGCGGCGTATCCGCGATGAACGTCGCACCCAACGTCGGAGCGGCCGTGAACCGCTGCGCCAAATGCCAGGGGTCGATCGTCCCGGCATGCGTGGACCGAAACATCCCCGTCACCTCGCTCATGCGCGTGCGGTACTCCTGCCACCGTTCCTGATACCCGAAGACCGTATTGTCCTCGGCATCGACCCCGGTCGCGTAGATCTCCTCCCGCAGTACCGCTTGCTCACCCAAGCCCGCCAACGCAGGCCAGTAGAAGTCGTACCGCGACAGCCGCCGCCACATCTTGTGGATGCCCTGCTGATACGACAGCTCCGTCCTCACGTTGATCAGCCCGATGATGTACCCATGCTCGGTCGCGGCATAATCCGCCCGATGACCACCGGTCGCCGTCGCTGCGGCACCAAGCGAACCGACGCCGCCACCACCGGTCGCCGTCTGCGCCACCGGCGTCACCACCAACGGCGACGACCCGCCGCCGATATACTCCGCCCGCTGCTGGCGAGCGTCGGGAGAAGTCACACCGAAATGGGACTTGACCAACTCGATGTACCGCGTTCCACCGCGCGCATCCCGCTCGACCAGCGCCTGAATCATCCACGCCTGGCGCAGCGCATTGATCGTGATGTACGCCGTCGACGCCGACAGATTCGCGAAGATCTGAGGAATCCCACCAACGGCCAGCGTGCCCTTCACCACCACCTGGGCCGCGGTAGCCGTCTCGCGATAGTTCGCATACGTCGGCGACGTCCCGTCAGACTCGAGCACCACACCACCAACGCCGGGGAAATTCCCCGACAACGTACCAATACCCGTGATCGGCGCAGTCCCCGTCATCGGGACATTCGCCAGAGCCGTCACGAACTTCTGCGGCCACGGCAACGCCGTCGTGAAGTAATCGTGCGCCTTTGCGCGATCCGCAATCACATAGTTCGCGGACGCGTCCGGCCCATCACCCGTGGACGGGGCCCAGGTCGTCTGCAGGTTCTCGTCCCGAAACCACTGATGATAAATCAGATTGTACGCCCGCAACGGCAGCGCATTGATCGTGACCGTCTGGCCGGCTGTGATCTGCCCCACGCACGGCAGACCGAACTGATCATAGATCGAGTTGATGGCGAACCCTCCCGCCGGACTCACGATCTGCGGAATCAGGTACGAAATACTGTCCGCCGGCGACGCCTGCTCGCCCATGAACTTCACCCAGTTCGTCCACAACAGCCGGTTCGGCACGAAGAAGAAGAACGTCTCGATCTTCTGATTATCGAAGATCGGGAACAACGGAGTCGCCATCCGCAAGTACGCGGTCACATCGTACTTCATGTGGTCGCCAGGCAACACCTCGTCCACCAGGATAGGAATCAGCTTCCCTGCATCGAACGTCGTCTTCCGAGTCCACGACCCCTCAAACTTCGAGCGCGGCACATCCGCGCGCTGAATCATCGTCTGATCAGACTGCGACACCAGACGACGAGCGGGAAGATTGTAACTCATGCTTCACGCTCCAGCGCCGGTCCCGTCGCCTGGGCCGCCTTCCACGCCGCTCCCGACATCACGCAGCTCGGCGTAACACTGACGATGGCTCCAGTATCCTCCTCAATCGTCCCGATGAACATGAGATCGAAATCCTGCGGATGCCGAGCGACCAAGCTCTGCTGATCACTCGCCACATCACCGAACATCCGCACCGCCGCCGCATCGTGCCCATGCACCTGAACGCCGCCGACCACCGCCGTCGCTGCGCGGTCGATAATACAATACAG